GTTGTTTTTTTGCTTCTACAAATTCAGGTGTTTCTACTACATCAAGCATGTAGTCGGGGACTTTATTTCTATTTGGCAGAACAACATCAGCTGCTATGCGTCCAAGTTCTTTAACACCAGCGCCAGCACCTTTTAATTCTTTACCAACTTCGTTCAACAGTTGTTGAAAAACATTAGGGTTATTTTCTAAAGCAGAGATTGCCTTTTGTTGATTAAGCGCGGCTTCTACTTGAGAAGTCCGCATGTTGTCAAAGGGACTCCCTGGCTGTGAACCGCTATAACCAAATGGATTCCTTGGTGCTGCTTGAATACCGGCAATACGCCCTGGTTGGAGGGCACCTTGCTTCATGGCGTCCCACTCTATGGCTTTATCACGGACGCTCATTAAACGATCAAAGACAGATCCCTCTGGTTCGCCTGCATCAATACGCCGTTTCCATTCTTGCGCCGCTGCTTTTCGACCAGGTTCAAAAGGATTAGTTCCTTCAAGGTTTAGCTGACTTGTATTGAGAGCAGAAGGAACTACGGGTTGTTGTTGTTTTGCTACTGCTTCTTCAAATGCTTTGAGACGCTCAATATCTTTTACTGCCACAATTTCAGATGGGCTCGGCAATGGTACTTGTGCAAATTGTTTGGCACTTTCTTGAATACGTTTAATTGCCTCTTCATCAAGAGGCGGAACGTTTACACCTGTATAGCGGAAACGATCTGATACCAGCCCTGGATCAGAACCCCAAATTGCACGTGTCTCGAAACCAGCCATCAACCATTCCGCAACGTAGCTTTAATCTGCCAAGCAGCCTTGAAGGCTTGACCACAGAGGTCAGCCATGTAGTTCTGGATATCAATGGCACCCACCTTGGCGGCAATGGGCTCCAGCTTTTTGGTCTTCATGCCCAGCTCCTCCAGGTTCTTGTAGTACGTGGTGAGTTGATCGCTTCCCTTGTAGCTGGTAACGTGTTGAATACCAGGGCCAGCATCAGCCAAACCCCTGGCGCACATGGGCATCAGGTAGTCCATGGACCTGATAAATTCCGACAAGGTATCGAATTGAGTCTGATGAGCTTCGTACTGATCTCCAAGGAAGGCATGCACCCCGAGGAAGTTTGCCCCCTCGTAGTTCAGGTGAATGAGATGGGATTGTGTCTGAAGTTCCTTGAGGTAAGAAGCAAGGGAAATGCACTGCTGGATGAAGGCCCCGACATCACCATTCTTTGATTTACCAGGACCTTTGGGTTTGCCCTGGGGCTCAGGCAATGTTTCAGGTCCGGGGGTTTGTGGCATAGGAACCGTTTGGGGGCCAGGAGTATACATAATTTTTTAGCAGTAATTCTATTGTAACGGGAATTAATTACACAATTTCAAACCAAGACAGGTCTGTGTATGCCCTTGCACCACTGATTGTGGGTGCAGCAACAACCGTAAAGATGTCACTGACACCGGCTTGATCCCTTCCCAGCTGGAAGTTGAAATCACGTACATCACTCAATGAGAGAGTGCCATCAGAAACAATATAACCACCAATAATATCTGTGCCACCACTGACACCTGTAGCTGTTGTGTCGTATTGAACATTACCGTTGTAATGCGTTTGCCAGTTGGCACCACTCAGTGTCGGATTAAGCAAAACACGGTATTGAATAATGTCTGGTTTGTTGTTTTGCGTTTGCTCAAGCGCAATGCTTAAGTTTGCTGGAACAATAACACTATCCGTACGGCCTGATGCCATACGGATAGAAACCAATGGGTAAGTAACGCCAGAAGACGTAAGGGTTTTTGGTGTAGTACTGGTGGCAATATTGTAACGACGCGTAAAACCTTCGTAGCCACCTTCCGATGCAACGGTATTACAAATCTGGCGGGCGGCCCCACTGGTTGATGTAGTGCCAATGTTTTGAATCTCTTGGCGCAATGGAAGCACAGCCGTTGTCATATAGGTTGTGTCCTTTAAGTTTTCATTATGAAAAGTATGCGCAACAACAAGAGAACCATCAACAACAAAACCAGTCCTTACATCACCAACACCAAGCCATTCAATATCCATCCAGAAGATATTGCCTTTAGTTGGATCAAGAGTCCTTTTGCTATTACCTGTTCCGTTAAATGGATCTTCGTTCCAACTTGATTGTGCAACACGTGTTTCATTAACAGCACCACTCACATA